GTGCCGGTTTCCGTTACTTGGCTATCGCCAATTGAATCTGACGATTTTGCGGAATACCGGGACAGCGATTTTCTTGAAAAACTCGGTGTCAGTTTAAACACCCGTTCGCTCTTGGAATTCTGGCCCAAGGGCGGACCGGTATGGGACGGGCTTGGGCGAACCGAGAATGGCGATTTGTTGCTGGTAGAAGCGAAAGCTCATATCGGGGAGATAAAATCTTCGGCGAGCCAGGCAAGTCCCGCATCACTGGAGCGAATTCAAACTGCGTTGCGTGAAACGCAGCATTATCTGGGCGTGGACCAAACTATCGATTGGTCTGGGCGATATTATCAATACACCAACCGCTTGGCACATCTGTATTTTTTGCGAGAGGTACACCAGCTGCCAGCTTGGCTGGTGTTCGTTTACTTCGTCAACGACACGGATATGTCCGGGCCGGGAACCAAAGAGGAATGGGGTGACGCAATCAAGGACATGAAATCGGCACTCGGCCTGCCGGAAAACCACTTACTTAGTGAATACGTTATTGATTTGTATGTGGACGTGAATGGCTTGCCGACAGATCCGCCTTTAGTGCTCCGAAAAGCTACTCAGAAAGAGCATTTCTGATTGCCAGTCTCAGGATTTCCGCATGGACTTGGGCGCTCCGCATCTGCGCTTCTATCTCTTCAAGATTGACCCAGTGCTGATCCCATAACTCCGCTCCGGCGAGATCCTGCAGCGACAGCGGTTCCAATGCGCCCCACGTTTCATAATTCTTCAATCGTGAAATGCGTTGATGCAAATCCGGTATCCCACGTGTTTTTGGCGACCCGTTTGCATCACTTTCTATCCATATGTGCCAATCCGAATCGTGAAAGTAGTTTCTGATCATGACCAAGACCCAGGATCTTTTACCAGCCGATACTGCCGGTGCGGAAATCACCCGGTTCAATGCCCTCAAGCATGGCGTGCTATCGCGCTATACGGTGCTTCCCTGGGAGGAGCCGAACGAATATCAGGCGCTCCTGGCCTCACTTGCCATCGAGCATCGCCCTGAGGGGCCGACCGAGGAGCACCTCGTGGAGGAACTGGCGGGCATTCTGTGGCGGAAGCGGCGGCTGCGTCTTGCCGAGGCCGCAGCTTACCGGCACGGCCTTGAAGATGCCCTCGAACCCTTTCGCGGCACGGTCAAAACGGCTTTGGTGCACCTGAAAGGCGGCAAGCAGATTGAGTGGGTTGTCGATGCAATCCGCGCCACACCCGAGGAAACCGCGCAGGAAATCCGTGATCTCGTCGAGGACGAGGGTATGACCGAGCAATCTTGCGCGATCCTGGATGCCGGGGGCGCGCAAGCCTATAGTAAGGCCACCGCTGCGCTACGGGACGATACCCGCGAATGGTGGGAGGAAATGCTTTCCCGCGACCCGGAGGAGCTTGACGAAGACGAGGAACCGGCAACACCCGATGGGGATAGTTTACGTCGTTTCATCGAGACGGAACTCCTGGCCTGGTATGCCAAGCGACGGAATGAACTTGAAAACCGTCCCCTTATAAAGGCGCACGCCTTCGGTCAGTCGCTGGATCCGAATAAGCTGGCGGGCCTGGCGCGCTACGAAGTTCATTTGGACCGCAAGCTGGAGCGCACATTAGCTATGCTGCTGCGCCTCCAGGGTCTTCGGCAGGAAACAGGCGGTCAATAATCCGTTTCGCAAAATGTCCGGGGCTTTCCTTGCCGCAGTCCCATCCGGAAGGACCAACGTGAATGAGGCGCCGTATGACTTGCAAAGCGTTCTGGTGCAGCAAGCGGTTCTATGCATCACGCTCAGACACGAAATACTGCTCAAACGCGCACCGCCAAGCGGCATATCGGTTTCGACACGGCGACGGCTTTAGTCAGGCAATGTTTCTGATACGCCAATACCCGTAACGGGTCTGTTTCTGAAAGCTCCGTCCCTGCAATGGTTTAAGTCTCGAGTAACGGGTTTCTGCTGCCCGTAAATCGACATGCGCCATACGTTCGCGGGCGAGCGTTATCGCTCCGGAAATATGGCGGCGGGTGAATGAGGTCGGACAGGCGATCGTCGGCAATGTCTCGAGGGGAAGGCCAAAAATGCCCGGACGGCCCCATGAACCGTGAATATGCCTTCCAGAAAGCGCCCAGGTGCACCGCCAGGCCGAAAAGGGGGAAAAACCGATCCCAGGCGCCTGAAGTCAGAGGATGGGCTGTATGCGGCTTCCACGGCGCCCGGGGCGGCGGGCCAAAGCCTCGGGGCAGCTCAACGCCTTCCCGCTCCGCCTCTGCCCGGTATTCCGCAATCGTTGGTTTAAGTCTTGGTGTACCGGCGTGCTTGGAGTGCACCATCTTTTCCCGCCGCTCGCGTGTGTCCTTCATAATGCCGGCGGCTTCCGGGGCTTCCTCCCAGAGCGCCACCGTCGCCCGGTCCCTCACCCTGCCCCATGGCTTCGCTATGTTGACCAAATGGGCCTTCTTCTTAATCGGAGAGGGAAAGAGGTACGGGTTACCTTCGACAACGGGGAGCGTGTCGAGAATGGCCAGCGCCTGCGACGACAGAGTAAGAAACTGCTCCTCTCCCGACTTCGTTACGGGGAGTCGTATCCGTCCCGCCGTCCGGTCAACATCCACACGCTTCGACGTCAGTGGTTCAGACTTGCGTGCACCTGTCAGGATGCGGCCGAGAGAGCGTGATCCGCAAGACCCTTGCCGGAGGATGCATAAGATATACCGTTCATCGTATATGACAGCGCGGCCATGCCGGCAGGCGCAGCACAGGCCCCGAGTGTTAAGAGCAGCCCGCTCAGGGCGAATTTTCGAACATGCATTTGCCTGATCCCAACGCCGATATTGAACGCCTCTGACGGTACAGATCGCCGGGGTTCATCTGAGACTCAATAGATTAAGCCTGCCTTAACCGGTAATGCGATGCCGATCGCGAAATATTGGGGGATCGCCGCCTTTTTGGGACGCGTGCCCGGCGATAGATCGCGGTTCCTGCCCCAGCCAACTCACAAAAAGTAAATCGGCAATAGGGCCGCCACAATTCAACCACCTTTCGTTCGAACAATCCCCGAAGGATAAAAACTCTTAGAAATCAAGGAACTAGCAGCCCAGCCAATGCAGCCAAATAAGCGCCGGGATTCTTTACATATTTGTAAGCACTCGAAAATTTTCGTAACTCATTGATTCTAAATATAAAAATTAAAAAATAATAACCTCTGGATACGTTGTTAACTGACACTTGATGTTGGAGTGATGCCGGATGAGGTCGGATGATACAGGATATACCCGGACGTGGCGGAGTTCCGCGGTAAAGAAGACGAGGCACAAAAATTTTGCGATTTCATCCTGTTCTTGGAGTATCGGGCAAACGGTGCGGATTCACCACTAGAAACTGGAGAAGTGCCCAGGCGGTTCTCAGGCTCTCAAGGCGTTCTTAAAGACGCTGGAGAAACCATCTATGTGGGTCCTGAACGTCGTTGGGATAGCCGATCGTTCGAAGCCAGCGGCGGCACGTGGGAAAGGGCGCGATGCAGCCACGCCGGGCTGGAGGTGGCCTGGCCTGACAAGCCGGTTCGGCGTGAGCCTTGACCGCAAGGTGAATTACAGATGCTTCCGATGCTGATATTCACATCTCCGTATACGTTGACGGTCGGGGCTTCACCCTTGCCATCGGAAATTCGACTAGGCTCCGTATTCACATTGGCGCCAAGCACGCGCCGGATCAGCTGTTCTAGAGCCTGGCTGTCGTCGTCTGGCATATTCCCTCCGTATGACACTCGCGGGATCTCAGTAGAAACAGTAACCAAATTGATGGCGACAAGTATGTTTAAATTTGTATGATTTTATGCTTAATTATGCAGTGTTAACAGGGACTTGCAAACACTGGGCCAACCTCACCGCGTCAACCCTGCGACCCTGAGCATGCCGCCGACCAGCGCGTCCACACCGTCATCATCGACCCCATCGCCTTCGCGGGACCCACGGTTTTTCAGCAGCCACGCATAGGATTCTGCGCAGACGAGGGCTTTGTCTTTCGGTGACGGATCGGCGTCACTGTCGGCGATTTCCGCGTCGATAATCCCGATGACCTTGGCCAGCAGCGCGGCGTCAACCGGCGTGCTTTCCACATTCACAGCCTCTCGGCCAGTCGCCAGCCAATCCAGGCTGACGCCTGCCGCCTGGCACAAGCCATGCAGACCAAGAAATCTCGGTTCCGTCCTTCCATCCCGCCACGCAGCCAGAGTTTCATCGGTAACTCCAGCATAAGGTGCAGCCTTACCCAGGCCTCCCAACGTCTTTATGGCTTGCGCGAACCTCATGCCAAGTTCCCGCGTGTATCTAGGAACGGCCGTTCCATCTTTATTATCGTGTTCCATGTTCTTTTTTTCTCATTATAAAACAATGGCTTGTCGAAAATACCGACAAATCCCGACAGTATCGCAACATGGAACCGAGATTTATCTTGAAATACCAAGAAATCTCGGCTTATAATCCATCCCGTTCGGGATAAGCCTATCCCGAAAAAAGCCGGCCCGAGGGTCGGCCTGCATGAGGACGCGATGGCCACGAAAAACCAGCACCCGGAAGATGTCAAAGCAAAGGTCCGCAAGAAATGCGGTTCGCTCGCCGAGCTGGCGCGGCGCAATGATTTGTCGCCCTCGACAATACGCAAAGCGCTTTACCGGCCTCAGCCATCCGGGAACAAGGCTATCGCTAAGCTTCTCGGCAAAACCCCGCACAAATTATGGCCGAAGTGGTTTGACGAAGAAGGCAACCGCATTCCGTCTGCAGAGCAAAAAGATAGCAGTGCCGATCAAGCCGGTCACGGTCAAAAAAGCGAGGCGGCGTAGACATGACTGAAACCGGCACAATGCTGATTGATATCACGGACGTCACCGTGCAACCGCGACTGCGGCCCAATTCGGCGGCGCATGTCGAAATGCTCGCCACCTCAATCGGGGAACGCGGACAGATCAGCCCCATCGAAGTCAGCCTGCAGAACGGCGTTTATGTACTGGTCGCCGGCGCGCATCGGCTGGCGGCTGTATCGCGGCTGGGCTGGCCCCAAATAGCCGCCGTTGTCCGTGGCAGCATGGACCCGACAGAAGCGCGGATGCGGGAGATCGACGAAAACCTGATACGGCACACCCTGAACCCGCTGGACAGGGCGATATTCCTGGCCGCACGAAAGGGCATTTACGAGGAACAGCACCCGGAAACAAAAGCAGGGGTCGCCGGGGGAAAGGCGCGTCAAGGATCAGCAAGCGACACGATGTCGTTTGCTCGCGATGTCGCCGAAAAAACGGACTTGGGCAAGCGCACCATCGAGCGCGCCATTAGCATCGCCGAGGGCATCCCCCCGGCATTGCGCGAGCAACTGGCCGGGAGCGATACGGCGAATAGCCAGAACGAATTGCTGGCGCTCGCGAAGCTGGAACCGAAGGTACAGAAAAAGGCCGTTGCGGCGCTGCTGCGGCCGGAGGCCCCGGCACGGACGGTAAAGGCCGCCCGCGACGAGATCGAAGGCCGGACGGTTTCAACGGATCCCCACGAATTGCAGCTAAAGGCGTTGCGCCAGGCATGGAACAAGGCCAGCACTAAGGCGCAAAAGGTGTTCTTGGACGGCCTCCGCGAAGCCGGGGAGATCGACTGATGCCCCGGCAACGCGACCCCAAGACACTCGATATATTCGAGGACTGGGACCCCCCTCAGATCGTAGAGCGGTTCGATGAAAATCGTGTGCGGACAGCAACGCTGAACGCCCGGATTGCGCGGGCGGTTTCGGAAACCCTGACCGATTTCACCGAGCTGAATCGCCCCGATATCGCCCGTCGAATGACAGATTACCTGGGCGAAAACGTGACGACCAATATGCTCAACGCATACGCGAGCGAAGCCAGGCAAAATCATACAATCTCCTACCTTCGGCTTCTCGCGCTGATCCACGTGACCGGCGACAAACGCTTGCTGCAGCTCGGCGCTGATTTGTTCGGGTGTAGCATCATCGATGACCGCTGGGTTCCCTGGGTGGAGGTCGGACAGCTCGCCGACCGAAAGGATGGTCTCGACCGGGCCTATGACAGCGCGCGACGTCTGGCACACCGGACGGTCAAACCATGAAAGCATGGTTCACCCCAGGGGAGATTTCCACCCGTGCCCTGCCCGACATGCCGGCGACGATCCGCGGTGTAAATGCGATCGCTACCCGTCAGGAATGGAAGCTACGCGCCAACACAGCCGGAGAGGCGCTTGCCCGAAGCAGAAAGGGCCGTGGAGGCGGTTGGGAGTACCATTACAGCCTATTCAGCTCGACCGCTCAGGCGCGTCTTGTGCGCGATCATCGGCGCGAAATAACAGACCCTGCCGACATCGCGAAAAAAGAAAAGAAAGATCAGGCCTCTGCTAAAGACGCCTGGTCGTTTTACGAACGGTTGCCCGACAAGCGAAAGGCCAAAGCCAAAGACCGCCTGGCCGTGCTCGATGCCGTCGAGACATTGTGGCGGGGTGGCATGCCGAAAGACCAGGCTGTCGCTGTGGTTTCGAGCCAGAAAAAGGTAGGCACATCGACCATCTATAATTGGTTCAAGCTGGTCGAGAGGGTCGATAAGTCAGACCGAGTCGCCTACCTGGCGCCGCGTCATACCGGGCGCACGGCCAAGGTCGAATGCGACCCGCGTGTCTGGGAAGCAATCAAGGTCGATTACCTGCGGGATTCGCAGCCCAGTTTCTCTACCTGTTACGAGCGTACCAAATCCATTGCCGACGAGAACGAATGGACAATCCCGGCGAGCCGCACACTTGAACGCCGGATGGAGCGCGAAATACCCGTCGCGCTACGTGTGCTTCTGCGCGAAGGCGACGACGCGCTGAGCCGTTTGCTGCCTCCGCAGGAACGTGACCGGACGGCCTTCCACGCTCTGCAGGCCGTCAATGTTGATGGCCATCGGTGGGACGTATTCGTGAAGTGGCCGGACGGCACCACCGGTCGGCCCATGATGGCAGCCATTCAGGATCTGTACTCGAACAAGTGCCTGAGCTGGCGCGTCGACAAATCGGAAAATTCCGACCTAATCCGCCTGGCTTTCGCCGATGTTTTTCGCGATTACGGCATCCCGGAATTCGCCTGGCTCGATAACGGCCGAGGCTTCGCCGCAAAGACTATCACCGGCGGTACGCCGAACCGATACCGCTTCAAGGTCAAGCCCGAGGAGCCGAGCGGGATCCTGACCCAGCTCGGCATTAAAATCCACTGGACGCGGCCCTATAGCGGACAATCCAAACCGATCGAGCGGATGTTCCGCGATTTTTGCGATGCCATCGCCAAACATCCCGCCTTCGACGGCGCCTATACCGGCAACAACCCGATGGCCAAGCCCGAAAGTTACGGCAGCCGGGCGATCCCGCTGGCCGATTTTCTCAGCGTCGTGGACCAGGGCATCAAGGCGCATAACGCGCGCTTGAAACGCAATACGCGGGTCTGCGGCCGGGTCAAAAGTTTCGATCAGGCATTCGATGAAAGCTATGCCGTTTCCCTGATCCAGAAGACCAATCCCGAGGCGCTGCGCATGTGCCTGCTGGCGGCCGAGAGCATCACCGCCGAGCGGCGTTCCGGCGAGGTCCGTCTTCACGGCAACCGCTATTGGTCAGAATTCCTGCAGGAGCATCGCGGCGAAAAGCTGACCCTGCGGTTCGATCCCGACAACCTTCATGACGGTGTTCACGTTCACCGGCTGGACGGGGCGTTCCTCGGCTTCGCCGAGTGTCTTGACCCAACAGGGTTCGCCGATAGCGCCGCCGCGCGCAACCGGGCGCGTCTCGCTCGCCAGTTCCGCAAATCGACGAAACAGGCCGCGGAGGCCGAGCGCCAAATGACCGTCGCCGATCTCGTCCGCCTGCTGCCCGATGTCGATGATCCCGAACCGCCGGAAACGAAAACCGTGCGCCTTGTTCACGGCAACACGGCCGCCGTAGCGGTCGCCGCGCTGGATGCCGACCCGAACGCCCATGTAGCGGAGCGAATGGACGATGAGGCATTCAGCGCGAGTTTTTCCGCCGGTCTCAGAATTCTGGAAGGGGGGCGCAGCGACGACTGAATAGCCGACCGATTGAACGGATGAAGACGCGACCGCCTGCAAGCAAATCGCGCCTTCGATTGAAACCGGCCTCCCGACGCGGGGGGCCAACAACGAGGAGAACCCTACATGGCACCCGAAGAAAAAGACAGAGTGTTCAGCGATACGGAAATTGTCGAAACGCGTAACCGTGCGGCGCTGGTCATCGTTGACGAAAAGATAACCAAGAAAGCCGCCTCCGACGAAGCAGGAATCTCATATACGACGTTCGCTTCCTGGCTCGACGGAAAATATGCAGGCAACAACAACCGGATAACCGGCGAAGCCCATAACTGGCTCGTGTCGCGCACGGAGAAAAAGCGCCGGCTGGCGACCGTACAAAAGTCGCCTTGCTTCCAGAACACACCTACGGCCAAGCGATTCATGGAGGCGTTGCAATTCGCGCAGATCCTGCCGGAAATCGTGGTGATCGCCGCCGTTGCCGGGGTGGGAAAAACCACTGCCGTCCGTCAGTACCAGAAGATAAATCCGAATGTCTGGACGGCCACGATGTCGCCCAGCACCAGCTCGCCCAACGGCATGATGAAAGCGCTATGCGTCACGCTCAGTATCACCGAGCGCCGTTACGGCGGCGAGCTTGTCCGCACGATCGGCGGCAAGGTCCGTGGCATGGGCGGCGTTATTATCATTGACGAGGCGCAGCACCTGTCGCCGCTGGCCCTGGATCAACTCCGGCATTTCTACGACGAGTACGGCGTCGGCATCGCCCTCGTGGGAAATGAAACGGTTTATTCCCGCCTGGAAGGCGATGGGACGACAGCGAAGTTCGCACAGTTATTCTCCCGGATTGGCGCCCGTGTAACCCAACTAAAGCCCACGATGGCAGACCTTGATGTGTTGATAGGTGCATGGGGCATCACCGACAGCGAAGAGATTAGGTTACTGAAAAAGATCGGCCAGAAACCGGGCGCGTTGCGGCGGGTGGATAAAAACATGCAGCTCGCGTCGATGCTGGCCGCCGGCGAAGAAAAAACCCGAGGCGAAAAACATATAAGGGCGGCATTCGAACGGCTTTCGAATTCGTCCGCACAGAGCTGAGGGAGGTTCACATGCTTTCCCAGGACATAAGAAACCTCGCCCGCGTCTTCGACGGGTTCGGCGCGCTGGACGGCTCTACCGAGCTGACGCCGGCACAGCTTCGCACATTTGCCTGGTCGCTGGGCACGATGGCCGAGCAGGCGGAGAGGCTTGAAGCCCACACCGTCCCGGCGCAGGCGCGGCTGACGCCGGGTAATCGTCCGGCCAACGTGATCGATATTCCACGCTCGAAGCCGTGGGGCGGTCATAAGCGGACCCCGCATCGGCCGCCGGAAGGGGGTGCGGCATGAACGCCTATCCATCGATAGCGGCCATCAAGCTCAGTGTCGCCGCGCAGTTCGGCGTGACGGCGCGGGACATGGTTTCGCAGTACCGCGCCGTCCACGTGGCCCGGCCGCGCCAGGTGGGCATGTATCTCGCGAGGGAACTGACGCCGGTGTCATACCCGCAAATCGGCATGGCGTTCGGCGGGCGCGACCACACAACCGTGATGCATGCGCATAGCCGGATCGGCGAGCTGGTTGCGGTTAATCCCGACCTGCGCCGCCGGGTAGAAGCGCTTCGTCTGTCCCTGTCCGACGCCACAACGCTGGTCGAGGTGCCGGCCAACTGCAGTCTGGATGAGGCCGCGCGGGCGGCGATGAACAGAGCCGTCAGGCGCGCCAAGCTCGATCCCGACATGACGATCACCGGTACCGAGGACGCCGTTCGGCGAACGCTGTTCGAGGCGTTCGGCGAGGAGCCGCGCTTCCGCGCCCAGGGGGCGAACGAGCAGGTCATCGAGTTCCTGGTGTCGCCGGAGGGAAGCTGGTCGCGGCTCGTGATAGACGGCGCCGTCGCGAAGGTCGCGGAGAGCGGCATCGAGTGGGTGTCGGTCTGATGCGCCGCCCGTTCAGAAACCCGTTCAAAACCCTGAGACAGCAGATCCGCTGGTGGCGATCCGTGTGGTTCGCCCCGCGCCGGGTTGTCGTCAACCATACCAATCGGAGGAACGCATGAAAGCGACAAGCAAAGTCCCGAAGGACGAGACGGAAGTGCCCGCGCCGGATACGGTTATGATCAACCACTACGCCTGGGTATATGCCGATACGCGGAGAATGGTGGCCCATAGTGTTTCCATACTGGAGGCGGAAATGGCGGATGCGAAGCGCCGGCATCTGCCGGATATCCGCAAGCTGGTCGGCGTCCAGGCGTCGGCAGAGGCCGACCTGCACGCGGCGGTCGCCGCCCGGCCCGACCTGTTCACCCGTCCGAAGACACGGATCCTGCACGGCATCAAATTCGGCTGGACGAAGCAAAAGGGCAAAATTTCGTGGGACGATCCGGCGAAGGTGGTGAAGGCGATCCGCCGACTGTTCCCGCGCAGATTCAAATCGCTGGTGAAGACGACCGAAGCCCCGATCAAGACGGCTCTTAATGCTCTCTCCGCCGCCGATCTGAAGAAGCTCGGCGTGACGGTCGGCAGCGATACCGACACGGTGACCATCGCGCCGATCGACAGCGAGATCGACAAGCTGGTCAAGACGCTGCTGGCGTCGGCCAGGGACGCCGCCGGCGATGGTGAATCCTGATGGGATCGATATCCGAAAGGCCGGTTCCGCCGACCCTCAACCAGCTCTACGTGCTGCACGCGATCAGGGATATGACCGAGATCGACGGAGTCGCGCCTTCTTTCCGCGAGCTTGCCGAGGAGCTCGACGCCGGGGTTTCTTCGGTTCACTGGGCTGTCCAGAACCTGATCGACCGGGGATGGCTGCTGCCCACCCCGCCGCACCGCCACCGCGCGCTGGTGCTGACGCGCGAGCCGCCACCGCTGCCGGAGCAGCCGTTCGAAATCACCGAGAAGGCCAAAACTTTTCTCATCGAAAGGACGTCCCTTTGAGCTGGAACACGATCCAGGTCCGTCTGGGTGCAGAGGCGGCCAAGAAAATTTCAGTCGGCATTGGCATTTCGAAAGGCCGGACGACGCTATATGTGCGGATTGGTGTTGAGGCCGCCCAAACGCTCAAATTCAGTCACGACGACATGATCGGGATCGACTGGGGCGATGGCGAACACGCGGGGAAGCTGCGGATCGCGAAGAACCCTGATGATGGTTTCAAGGCCGTACACAAAGGCTCCAAGGCTCTTGTGATCAGGTCCGGCATTGTGCCCCCGACGATGCGGCAGGAAAAGGTGCTGTCGGTGAAGTGTCATTGGACCGAGGATGAAGGCGCGGCGATCATCGAGTTGGATCCGTCTTTGACGTCGCCGACGCAACCAAAATCCACGCCCGCGGCCAAGGGCAAACAGGTTGTCCCCGTGACACCCGTCACCGATCCAGAACAGACTTTGGCGAATGCCGGCGGCCGGTTCGAGGACGCGAAGCTGAAAGGGCGGCGGCCGTGACGCGCACCGTGGCGCTAATCGCGGTCGGCGTATTGCTGGCATTCGCGCTGCCGACACCGGTGCCCGCGCATACTTTGGCCTGCGGCAAACGCGCCGAAATACTGAAGCAGCTGCGTGACCGGTTCGGCGAATCCCGATCCTGGTACGGCGTCGGGCGCGGCGGATCGCTGGTGGAACTCTGGACCGACCCCAGGACCGGCCGATGGTCCCTGATCTATACCCGGCCCGATGGCGCGATGACCTGCGGCCTCGCTTTCGGTGTCGGGTCGTCCCGGCCGGCCGCACGCGCGCCCGGCACGGATAGCTGAGCCCGGTCGATGGATCGCCCCGCCACACACCCGAACATGCGCACCGCGCTCGCGAATCTCGCGAGCGTGGCTGCCGGGTTTGCCGTGGGCCGGGGCCGGCAGGATGCCCGCAAGGCGCTGCGCGACTGCATCAAGGAGGCGAATGCTGCACTGAACGTACCGACAGCCGGTGTGCCGGTGATGAGCGTCAGCGATCCGGATGCACTGGTGGACGCTTACATGGCCGCCAACGGTGACTGGTGTGCGCTGACCGCCGCGGTGAACCGCAACGCGATGAAGGGATCGTCGCGAAAGCGGGTCAGGATTCCGGGGGCAGCAAGTGAATAAGGCGATCGATATTGGTTCCACGTGCAAGCAACAAACGGCGCAATTCGTGCGGCAGTCCTTCGGGAATGGCCCGTTGGCCACCTACCCAGCGATGAACTGTTCGCACGTCGACGCGAAGCACCTCCGCCAATTCAGCCTTCCAGTTTCGCCCGTAAAGCGCCTCGCCGATCTCTGCAAAAACGTCAGGTGTCATTCAGGATTTCCGACTCTGCGCACATATTCGTTCGCGCTGTATTCCAGGTCTCCGTGGTTCTCCAGCAACCGCGCCATAGCGACGACGGCATCTTGGCCGCCTTGCTCCCTGCACTCATTCAATGTCGTCAACACGTCCGTGAATGTTAGCTTTTTTGGTCTTGGACGAGGGTTTGGTTCGGCTTCCCATCGTTCGAAATCGTCTCTCATCCCTTCGAGGTTCGCAAGTGCTCGCAGTGTGCCGGGTCTGTCCGATTCAAATTTCGATGCAAGCCTGACTTCGTCTTCGAAGGTCTCACGGGGAAGATGGTCAAGGGTGCCGTATTTCACCCGCATGAACGCTTCCGCGCCGGCAGGATTTACGTCGGGGGAAATTTCATGAAGCGTTTCTTGATAAGACATTTTTTCGGCCTTTCGTTGCCAATGTTCGACCGGCCCAAGTGCCATGTCGATGGTCATTATATAGGGACCACTCCCCGGATTGTCCACTGCTTTGTTGTGGCCGATGGAGTTGTAAACAGGCCGCAAGATCAAGCCAGGTTAATCGATGTTCGGCGGATTGGAATGACCCGGCTTCAACAGCACATCCTTTTCGCCCGCCAGCTCATCGGCCCACGCAAGGATCGCATCGTTCACAGCGTTGCCCTTCCAGTACCCGGCAGAGCCAGGCGGAACGCGGATGCTGTGCGGGATCACCACGTCAGCGCGAAACGCCCGCAGCTTTTCGAGCAGTTCGGCTTTCTCATTTTCGGTGAGCGGGCGTCTGCGTCTGGACATCCGGACACCCTAAACCAGCCCGCGCTGCGGGCCAACTGACGAGCGAGGTACGGACAATGGTCGCATACAATTACAAGGCTCAGTTTGCGTCGGACGTGGAGAGCGGCCGGAAGCGCCAAACGATACGCGCGAAGCGGAGGGACGGTCGCTGTCCCTCGCCGGGCGATGCACTCCAGCATTACACCGGGATGCGGACCAAGAATTGCCGGAAGCTACGCGACGCCGTTTGTTCGATGGTCCACGATATCAAGATCAAGGAAAACGGCACCGTGAAGATCGACGGGCAGACGCTTGGCAATATCTGTGTCGAGGATCTGGCGAAAGCTGATGGCTTCACCAGCCGCGAGCCGTTCATCGCCTTTTTTCGCGACACCCACGGCCTGCCGTTCCACGGCGACCTGATCAACTGGTCCGCATGACCAGCCTTTTTCCATATCTCGAAGACGCTGCGCTGAGCAACGGCTTTGCCACGTTCGAGGAACAGGCCAAGGCGGCTGAGTTCTGGGAGACGCCGCCTTGGGCGGCCGACGCGATCCTGCGGGCGGAGCTGCTGACGTCGAACGTGTGGGATCCGTGCTGCGGCGCCGGCATAATTTCGGAAGCGGCGAAGCGCGCGGGCTATGCCGTCGTGTCCGGAGATCTGCACGACTGGGGTTATGCCGGTATCGATACAGACCAGATGGGCTGGAGCTTTCTGGATTTCTCAATGGCGCCGTCCGGCCTGCATCCCGGCGCCTTCACCGTGTTCATGAACCCGCCGTTCTCGATGGCTGTCGAATTCGTCAATCTGGCGCTGCGGCTTGGCGCGCGCAAGGTTGTCTGCTTCCAGCGCTTTGCCTGGTACGAGAGCGATGAACGGCAACCGTTTTGGGAGGCAACACGGCCACAGCGCATCTACGCCTGTGCCGATCGCGCCACCTGTTGGCTCGGATCTGTTCCCGCCGAAGAGCGCAAAGGCGGCACGCCCGCCACCAATGCCTGGTTTGTCTGGGAACACGGACAACCGGCTGGACCTTTAACCGGACATGTAAGGAAAAAGTCATGACCCTGATCGTTATCGATGCCTCCACACCTGCGAAAGAAATCGAAAACTGCATCGCGTTCCTGCGCAACGGGAAACCCGAGGGCCAGCTACCCCTGGCATCCCACCTGTCGGCCGCGCTGGCCGAGGTGGTCCGCCTCCGGGCGCAGTTCGGTGAATCGTTGGGCGAGGATTTCGGCGGCCGCCGTATCACGCTGTGCGGATCCGCACGGTTCGCGCGGGCTTACCGCGAATGGACGGCCCGCCTGATGATCGATGAGTCCGCGATGGTCTGGACCGCGCCGCTGGTCGACACCCTGACCGACGAACAGAAGGTTCGCATCGACCAGCTCTGGTTCGCCCAGATCGCCGCGTCGGACGCGATCTTCGTGCTGAACGTCAACGGCTATATCGGTCCATCCACCGCCGCGGAAATCGCCTTCGCCCGCGATCGGGGCATCGCGGTGCGGTTCCTCTCCGGCGAGTTTCCGGACTGGACGGAGGCGGATTGCCGGTTTGCCGGACAGGAGGCCGTGTCATGAGAACCTGGTGTTTCAGGGGATGGCGGCTCAGGGCGGGCCGCGGCGGGACTTTCCGGCGATCTCCGCTGTTCACGATCGGAGTGTCCTGGAAGCCACGAAAGAACCCGGAGCCCGGTGAATACGATTTCCGCCGGCACATCGGCGTCGAGGTATACAACCCGTTCGAATGGTCTAACCGATGACCGCCGCCCCGGCCCGCAAGTCCGGAGATCGCCGCCGCCAGTCTCTGACCGCCAAGGTGCATATCGCCAAGAAGGAACTGAATCTCGGCGACGATGCTTACCGCGATATCCTGCAGCGGTTGTTCCAAAAGCCGTCATCCAAGAACCTCAGTCAGACGCAGCTCGTTGACCTGGTCGAGCATTTTAAAAAGCTCGGCTGGCAGCCGAAAAAGGGCAATGCGCCGAAGCGGGCCGGAAAGCGACGGTTGGCGACGACACCTGTCGCCCGCAAGGAACTGGCGCTGTGGCTGTCGCTGTATCACCTGGGATGTATCTCAGACCCGTCTCAGAGCGCTCTCGCGGCGTTCGTAAAACGTCAGGCAAAGGTCGACGACCCCGGATTTCAACACAATTCCTTTTCGGCAATCGAAGCCCTGAAAGCCTGGGCGGCGCGGGACACCGCCAAGGGCGGCGGTGGCGTTGACTGGTCGTCCTACGCGACGACCAACGGCCGGGTCGATTACCCCCGTGCCCGCGTGCTGGAGGCGCAGTGGCGGATGCTTCACACGCTCGGGGAAGTCAAAATCGCCGACACCGGCGCGCTGGCCAACTGGATCGACCGCCGCCGTCATGAAGTCTGCGCGTATACCCGGCTGCCGGATGAAGATGCCGACCGGATGATCGAGGAATTCGGCGCGTGGATCCGGCGCGCCAGGGCGAAGAAATCCGCGTGAGCCAATTGCCCGCCCTTTCCCCGCCTTTGGCCCCGCCCGATGCCCTGCACCGTGCGAACTGCCGGTGCCATGTGCTGCGCGTCGCGGGTGCGCGGGGATGCTCGATCGGGCTTTGCGAACTGCCCAGGCTGGAGCGGCGGCTGGAGATCATGCGGCCGGCATTTGAGCGTCCGGGACAGGACCAATACATGATCCGCGTACGCCGGCCGCGTGGATGTATCAGTGTCATTTACGACACGCGGCTGCGTTGCCTGGTCACGGCCTGGCCGATCGAGAGCCGGCACGGATGAAGAATTCGGTTTACCCACACGGGCTGCAGGTGCTGGCCGATGCCGCCGGTACCGACGCCGCGCTGAAAATCGCGCTGGCCCGCGGCGGATCCCGGCTGCGTATTCCGCAGAAAGCCGAGGGATCGATCCTGGAGGAGCTGGTCGGCATTGACGCCGCCCGCCTGATTGTGAATGATCTCGCCGACGAACGGTTCGAGATCCCGTTGGCGAAGAAACTGGTTTTTGCCTGGCTTCGCGAACAGGGACAGAGCGTAGAGAAAGCCGGTTCGGCGATCAAGGTCTCCCGCCGGACCGCTCAGTATTGGGACAGCGGCACAACGCCCACCCGCGAACCGGATCTGTTCTCCACACAGGATTAACCGTCCCACGGGCGCAAGCGTTGCGCCCTCACATTCCCCGCTTCCATCCCGCATCATTCGCCCCTCAAAGCGGGGGCCGTGTCCCCGCTGCAGCTGCAAGCGGAGCCGGTCGCGATGTTCAGAATCAAGATTTACCTGCCTGCCATTCGTGCCCGACAGGGCATCCTGCGCCTGTTCCGCGGTCCGACGCAGGAATACATGATGGATGCGCCGTGCCTGGGCAAAGCCGATAATGCCCGCGCGGCGAAGGCGAACAACCTGACCCGCGATCCGGCGCTGCCCTATGGCGATACGCCGACCGGCGAATACGCCGTCACCCGGTATTTCGGATTTGCGGAACCGCACCCGCGCATCGGCAACGGCTGGATCCCGATCACGGGAATTTCCGGCCAGGCCGAAGACGCTGTCGAAGGCGGTCGCACCGGCCTTGGTATCCACGCCGGTCGCGGCGACGACCGTTTGATCCCGACCTATGGCTGCGTGCGCATGTTGGACCGGGACATGGCCTGGATGGCCAAGCTGGTTGGCCAAGAGGAGATCCGCGTCGAAGTATTCGAGGGCGTACCCGGAACCTACCGCCGCGAGGTTTCGGTATGATGTCGCTGGCGCTGGGCCTTGCCAGCTTCGTCGCCCCGAAGGTGGGCCGCTGGATCTTCGGCGACGACGGCGAAAAGGTTGCCGGCGAGATTGTCGGTATCGCGCAGCAGGTAACCGGCACCGCCACTGGCGACGCCGCGTTTGAGGCGGTCCGGCGGGATCCCGCGCTTGCCGACCGGCTCCGCGAGAAGCTGATGGAATTCGATATCAGAAAGATGGAGGAAGAGACCAAGCGCCTCCAGATGATCAACGAGACCATGCGCGCGGAATCTTCATCCAACGATCCGTTCGTCCGGCGCGCCCGGCCCGCCTTCCTGTGGGTGACGGCGTTTTCGATTTTTGTAGAAGTGATAATCGCCCTGGTCGTGGTGATAGCCGCGCCCGACAAGATCGGCGATCTGGCGACGCTGTATTCGGCACTCAGCATCCCGCAGTCGGTCGCGGCTGCAATGTGCGGCGTCTACCTCAAGAAGCGCTCAGACGACAAGGCGATCGAGCGCGGCGTGGCGCCGGGCGGCAGCCTGCTGCAGACGCTGGCCACCCGGTTCGCAGGTAAGCCCGGTGCCTGATATCGCCGACCGCGCGCAGGACGTTATTGACGCCGATCTTGGGCGATCGCTGCAGGCTCACCGGTCGCGTACCCGCAGCGCCAGCGACGGTGCCTGCGTGGATTGCGGCGACGGTATATCGCCGGCCAGGTTGGCCGCGCTCCCGGATGCACAGCGGTGCATCGATTGTCAGTCACTATTCGAGAAATCAGTGAGGTAAACGTGGACGGTACCGATTATGAGGCGCTGAAATTCTGGGTGGATGTGGCCTGGAAGGCAGGGACGGTCATCTGTCTTCTGTGGCTGATCCTGCGCCGCAGTTCGACAGCGAACAGCAAGCGGCTGGACGATCATGGCGACAGACTGGCGGCGCATGACCTGGAGCTGATCGTGATCAAGGCCGAGGTCGAAAAAGGGCCGACCCACAACGACGTGCAGTTGGTCCACGATCGAACCAGCAAGGTCGGGGAACTCGTGTCGCAAACCCGCGAAGCCGTCGCGCAACTGGATGGTCACATTAAGGGTATCCGGGGTGCCGTCGATCGTATTCAGGATTATCTGATGAAAGAGAAAGAATAATGACAAGCCTGCCTGCTCGCGTCCGAGCCGACGCCCGCCTTGCCATCCTGCGCGCACTTGCCGAGGATCCGGGGTATTCGGTCAATCATTCGATCCTCCGCGATGTGGTTGACGTCACGACGGCGATCACTCTGTCGGAAGACGAGATCAAGGAACATCTGGCGTGGCTGGAGAATATTGAGTTGCTTACAACCGATTTCGCCGGCCCGTTCACGCTCGCCAAACTGACCAGCAAGGGCCTGTCGGTCGCCGGGGGCAAGGATCAGGTCGATGGCGTGAGCCGCCCGCGGCCGGAAGACCTTTAGGCCGTGGTAAAGATATCCCAGCTCGACACGCACTTCTCGCCCGAGGAGCAGGGCAGGCTCGCCGGTTTTCTGAACGCCAACCCGGCGTTGACGGTCGACGCATTCTGCGACCTGCTCGCGGAAAAGGGCTTGGATGTCAGCCGGTCCACCGGCCACACCTATCAGCGGAAGCTGAGCGAGATGGGATCGAAACTCAAACAGTCCCGGATTGCGACCGAGGCGCTGTCGCGCAATCTCGGGGACGCCCAGGTCGAGGGCGAATTCGGCCGGGTGCTTATCGAGATCGTCCGCACGCTGGCGTTCAACGTCAGCCTTGACGGTCTCGATGGCGGCGACGCCGGGCTCGACCCCCAGCAGATCGCCTACCTGGCGAAAGCGCAGAAGGATCTGGCGCAGGCGCTGCGGCTGAGCCAGGATTTCGAAACCAGGGTCGCCGAGATCAGGGCGCAGGCCGAGAAAGAAGCGCTCGCCGCCGCGGCCGTGGTCGCGGGCGAAGCCGTCACGCGCGCCGGCATCAGCGACGAAGCCAGGCGCGTTATCGAAGAAGAAATTCTGGGGCTGAAACGATGAACAACCCGTCCGCCGCATATTTTCTACCCTACCAGGAACGCTGGCTGAAGGACGAATCCCGCCTGAAGATCTGGGAAAAGTCGCGGCGGATCGGCGCGACCTACGTGCAGGCTTACGAGGACGTGGTCGATGCGTCGAAAGCCGATGGCGCGATGGATGTCTGGTTTTCGTCGGCCGACGAATCCGCCGCCAAGGAATACATCCTGTATTGCGGCCAGTGGGCGCGGCTGCTGAGCATCGCGGCCGAAGACCTGGGCGAAGTCGTCATCGATGACGACAAGGACATCAAGGCGCGGGTGGTCCTGTTCGCCAACGGCAAGCGGATCCACGGCCTGACATCCAACCCGAACGCGTTCCGGTCGAAGGGCGGCAAGCTGGTCCTGGACGAATTCGCGTTTCACGGCGATCCGGACGCCCTGTGGAAAGCCGCCGCGCCGATTGTCACCTGGGGCTACCCGGTGCGGATTCTTTCGACCTATAACGGCAAGGGCAACCGCTATTACCGGATGGTCGATGAGGCCAAGAAGGACGCAGATAATCCGGGGGGCTGGTCGCTGCACACGACGACGATCGAGACGGCGATCGACGAGGGGCTCGCCGCACGGGTGGTGGGCAAGCCGGCCGCCAACGACAACGAGAAAGAAGAGTTTCGGCAAGCGTGCAGGGATATCGCCGGCGACGAGGAAACCTACCAGCAGGAATACATGTGCAACCCGGTCGACGAAGCCTCCGCCTGGCTGACCTGGGACATGATCGTGGCCTGCGAGAGCGAGACAGCCGGGCGACCCGATCTGTATGAGGGCGGGCTTTGCTATGTCGGTATGGACATCGGCCGGAAACGGGATCTAACCGTGATCTGGGTGAATGAGAAAGTCGGCGATGTGAGCTGGAACCGTGAAGTCGTCTCCATGAAGAAGGCGAGCTTCGCCGCGCAAGACGCCGAGCTGCTCCGCGTGATGACCCAATACCATGTGTCCCGGCTCTGCATGGATGAAACCGGGCTCGGTATGAAGCCCGTAGAAGACGCGAAGGCCGATCACGGCGCCTACCGGGTGGAGGGCGTTATGTTCACCAACCAGAGCAAACAGCATCTGGCGACGATCGGAAAACAGGCTTTCGAGGATCGGACGACGCGGATCCCCGCGCGGGTCGATATCCGAAACAGCCACCATGCCGTGCGCAAGCTGCAGACGACGGCAGGCAATCCGCGGTTCGACGCCGACCGCACCGAGGTCGGCCACGCCGATGAATTCTGGGCGCACATGCTGGCGCTGCACGCGGCCGAAGGCACGGGCGGCGGGCGCTGGGTGCCGCTGGGTCATGAAGATGCCGGGGCGAAGGCCGCCGGCGCTGACGACGATTGGATGCCGGCATGATGGGATGGTTCACGAAGAAGCTTACGGCGATGCGCCATACCGGGCGGTTGCCGTTCCTGATGGGCAGGCTGGCGCGCACCGGGTTCGACTATGCCAAGGAAGTCGGCGACGGTATCGACAGCTCGGTCGTCACGGCGCCGATCCAGTGGATACAGCGTGCGCTGCCCGAGGCCCGCCTATGCGTGGTCTGCGAAAACAAAGACGGCCGCGAGGAACGCGCAGGCCACGAGTTGGCGGCGCTTGTCGCCCGGCCGAACGCTCATTACGGCGACAGCCACCTGTGGGCCGCGACGGTGTTCTCGTATTGCGTTGCCGGCAATGCGTACTGGATCAAGCTGCGGAACGGCGCGGGGCGGGTCACCGAGCTCTGGTATGCGCCGCACTGGACGGTCACACCGAAATGGCCCGATGACGGCTCGGCGTTCATAAGCCATTACGAATACCGGCCGGGCGGCGGATCCGAGCCGGTGCGCCTGGACCCCGCCGACGTGGTGCATTTCCGGCACGGCATGGATCCGCGCAACCCGCGGCTGGGCCTGTCGCCGATGCACGGGGCGATCCGCGAGATCTTCATGGACCTGGAAAGCTCGAACTTCGTTGCCTCGCTGCTGCGCAACATGGGCGTTCCGGGCGTGGTGATTTCGCCCGAAGGCGGTGTCAGGGCGGACCCGGCAGACGCGGAAGCCGTGAAGAAGTGGTTCTCGGAGGCCTTCGGTGGCGACCGCCGGGGTGAGCCCCTGATCATGGGCGCGGCAACCAAGGTGCAGCAATACGGGTTCAGTCCGCAGCAGATGGATATTTCACCGGTCCGCAATCTGGCGGAAGAACGGGTCTGCGCGTCGCTCGGTATCCCGGCCGCGGTTGTCGGATTCGGCGCCGGCCTGGAGACCGCGAAAGTCGGCGCAACGATGAGCGAACTGCGCAAACTTGCCTGGACGAACGGCATCATACCGATCCTTCGGGCCCTGGCCGACGAGCTGGAGCGGTCGTTGCTGCCCGATTTCGACCGCCGGCCGGGCGACAAGGTAGAATTCGATACAGCCGGGGTGCCGTCGCTGGCCGAAGACGACGACAAGCGCGCCGTGCGCTGGGACACGATGGTCCGGGGCGGGTGGGTGATGGTTTCGGAAGCGCGCGAGGCGAACGGCCTCGACAGCGATGACAGCCACCGGATTTACCTGCGGCCGTTCTCGTCGATCGAGGTGCCCGCTGGCGAGCCCGCGCCGGCGCGCCCAGGCACCGAGGAGGCCGCCCTGGACATGCGGGGGTCGATCGCCGGCAAAAGCGACTGGCGCGCCGAGCTGGTTGCCGCGGCCGGGAAACAATCGCGGCGTCGCCCGACAGCAGGACAGCGCGCCTATGTCGGGGCGCTTGAGCGGATGGAGCGGTCGCTGACGGCGGCGTTCGAGCCGAGGCTGACCGGGTTCTTCGCCGATCTCGGCAAGGCCGCGGTGGCATCGTTTGAAGCGATACCCGACGCCGAGGCCGTACTTGTGGCATCCGCGGACGGTGAGTCCAAGGATGCCCGCGACGAGTTGCTGGTCGGGCGGATCCTGGCCGGCATGGACGCGGAAACGCAAAAGCGGGCTTTCCGCCAGGTCTATGAAGCGCACTATCTCAACGTGGCGCAGGAAGTGGCCAAAGCCGGAGAGCTTGTCGGGCTCGCGGCCGACCTGCCGGATCCGGTGGCGCGTGCGATCGTCCAGGCGGGCGGGCGGAGATCGGGGCTGGTCGACCTGGACAGCCAGTCCAGGAAGGCGCTGTTCGCCGCGCTTGAGGAAGGCCGCGCCGCCGGCGAAGGCGCCGGGCAGCTCGCGAGCCGGATATCGGCGCATGTCGAGGCCGGACCCTGGCAATCGTCGGAGACCAGGGCGCGCACAATCGCCCGGACCGAAACCAAGTTCGCGCAGAACACCAGCACCATCGAGCGCGCACGCCAGGCGGGCGCCGACCGGTTCATCGTTTTCGACGGACGGCTGGGCGAGGGCCGATCGGACCCGGAGCATATCGCGCGCGACGGCACGATCGTGACCGCAAACCAGGCCGCCCAGATGGCGGCGGACGAACATCCAAACGGGACGCTGAGCTTTAGTCCCCACTTCGAGGAGAACTGAAAATGGACAAGAACCTGATTCTCAAAACCGGCGTTATCAAAGAACTCGGCGACGAGGGCACCGGCATTGCACGGATCGCGATCCTGTCGGCGATCGACAGTGACGGCGATACATACCTGGCCGGGGCGTTCGGAGAACAACACGTCAAGGTCCTGCCGGCGCACAATACAGGCTCGGTACCGCTGGGGCGTGCGCGGATTTATGAGCAGGGCGATGAAGCGCTCGCGGAATTCCAGCTCAACCTCGACACCGAGGCGGGCCGCGAATGGCATGCCGCGCTGAAATTCGATTTCGAAAGCGGCAACCCGCTGCAGGAATGGAGCTACGGCTTCAGGATCGTGGACGCATCCAGCGACCGGCGCGACGGCGAGAACGTCCGCGTGCTCAAAAAGCTGAAAGTCCACGAGATCTCGCCGGTCGTCCTCGGCGCCGGCGTCGGCACGGCAACGCTGTCGGTCAAACAAAGAGGCGGCGCGTTCGGCGATCAGATCGCCGCCGTGGCGGCCGAGCTTCAGGATGTCACTGTCCGCGCTCAGGAGATCAAGGCGCTGCGCGCCGGGGACGGCCGGGACCTGTCGGCCGAGCGGCGCCGGCAGCTTGAGGAGCTTAAAGCGCAGTGTTCGGCAATCGGCGCGATCGGCGACGAGATCGGCGTGCTCCTGGATAACGTCGCCGCGGCGGCGGACGGCGAACAGGCCTCCGAACGGGATCTCGCCGATGCCCGGAAGCTGCACGGCGCATTCGAATACACGCGATCGACCCTGCCCCGATCCTGAACGCCGGCGCACGCCGCCGTTCCATCCGCGCCGCATTTCCAGAGACGCGCCACAGCGCGCCGTGGCGCCTCAGCGGCTACAACCGCCGCCAATCCGGCGAGACGGCTACCCCATGCGCTCTTATTCGCTCTTAAACGCCTTTCAAGACCTGCCCTGAACCCCCGATCGGCGGTCGCGATTGCGCGCGCCCGGCGGTGCGGGGTATGATCGGCGCCTTCCCCGACATCAGGTTTATCCGCCCGCACCCGCACCCGCACCCACCCGGACCGGGCCGCGGGGCGCAACCGTTGCGCCCTTATCCCCGCGCCGCGCGGATCGCAATATGCCTCCCTACAGCGCCTCCGCCGGCGGGGGCGCCTCACCAGGCCACGCGCAGGCGTGTGGTGAAGCGCAAAACCCCATCGGACGGAGGAACCACCATGTCCACGCTAAAGAAACGCCGCGACGAACTTGCGGCCAAACAGGCCAAGCTGCAGGAAGTCTTCGCAGAATCGAAGAACGACGACGGCGAATACGATTTTACCCGGGTCACATGCCTGGGCGATACCATCAAGGGCTCCCAGGCTGTCGCCGAGGAAGTCACCAAGAGGAACGCAGAACTGGACGATATCGCGAAGGAATGCGAGTCGCTGGAGGCGGCCGAGAAAGCCGCGGGCGATCAGGCCGCGCGCGAAAAGACGCTTGAAGGTTTCCGCCACGCGGACCCCGGCAAGTCGGGGGCGCCCGACCGCCGGGTCGTGAAAAGCCTGGGCGAAGAGGTTGCCGGCAGCGACCGCTACGCCGAATGGCTCAAGTCCGGCGCCGCCGGCGGGATGAATTTTTCGATCGCCGACATGCTGCCGTCCGATGCGCTGGCCAAGGGGATGCGGGTCGCAACCCTCGGCGCGAAGGCGGATTTCGAAACGTCCGCCGGCTGGGCGCCGGAATCGGTGCGCATGCCCGGCTTCGTGGAAGCCGTGACGCGGCCGATCCAGTTGCTCGATATCATCCCGCTCGCCCAGACCGGGATGGATACCATCAAGTACATGGAAGAAACGACCCGCACCCATGCGGCGGCCGAGGCGGCGGAAGGCGCCGCGTTCGCCGAATCCGCGTTCGCGCTGACCGAGAAAAGCTCCCCGGTCGAAAAGATCACGGATTCGCTTCCCGTCACCGACGAACAGCTTGAAGACGTTGCCCAGGCGCAGAGCTACATAAACGCCCGGCTGACGTTCGGGCTGCGGCAGCGGCTGGATACCCAGGTGCTGATCGGTAACGGCACCACGCCCAATCTGCGCGGCATCAAGAATGTCGCGGGAATCCAGACCCAGGCCAAGGGCGCCGATCCGGTGCAGGACGCTTTCTACAAGGCAATGACCAAGATCCGGGTGACCGGCCGGGCCATGCCGACGCACCACGTCATCCACCCGACCGACTGGGAAGGCGTGCGCCTTTTGCGGACGGCGGACGGCATCTACATCTGGGGTAATCCGTCGGAATCCGGCCCCGAACGCATGTGGGGCCTGCCTGTCGTGCAATGCGACGTGGACGCGGCGGGCACCGGCTATGTCGGATCGTTCCTGCCGCCGTGGATATCGCTGTTCGAGAAGCGCGGCGTCGATATTCAGGTCGGATACACCGGCACTCAGTTCCTCTCGGGCAAGCGGACGGTGCGCGGCGACATGCGCATGGCCCACACGGTCTTCCGCCCGGCCGCGTTCTCGACCGTCACCGGTCTGTAGCCACACTTCCCCGCGCCGGGGTTCGCCCCGGCGCGGTCTTCCCGCTCACCTGAAACGGAGCCACTCATGTCGACCATCGAAACACCGAACCCCATCGCCGGGTCCGATCCACGCACCAAACGTCTCCGGGTCGTCGTCGCGTCCGCCGCGCTACTTGCGCTGAACGCAACACCGGCCGAACTGGTCCCGGCGCCGGGTGCCGACCTCGCGCTGATCTTCGACGGCGCCGTCATTCGCAAGCCCGCTGGTGCGGCCTATGCCGGCATCGCGGCCGGCGAGGATTTGTCGGTGAAGTACACGAACGCGGCCGGCCTGGAAGTCGGCCAGGCGGAAACCACCGGCTTTCTGGATCAGACGACCGACCAGGTCCGCTGGGTCGCGCGGCATGCGGCAGCGTCGGGCAATTCAGCCATCGTGCCGGTCGCGAATGCGGCGCTGGTCCTGCATCTGCTGGCCGGCGAAATCATCACCGGGGATTCGGATCTCGAACTTGAGGTCCATTACCGGGTTGTCCGCACCGTTCCCTAGACCCCTGCACAGAAGAGGAAATCACATGCATGCGACGCAAAGACTTTACTGGAACGCGAAGAAGAACAAGCTGGTCGGCGAAGGCGATAAGGCCGCGGCGTTCCTGTATGCCGCGGTCGGCGACGAAATCCCGCAGGACGTGATCGAACGCTACCACCTGAAAGACGGCGGGCTGCCCGGCCGCAAGTCAGCGCCGACGCCCGACAACAAAGACAATTCCGGCAGCGCCGACAACAAAGGCGGTGATGGTGGTGGCGGTAGTGACGGCGGCGGCGGCGGCGACAGGCCGCCTGCGAAGACCGCGCCGGCCAACCCTGCGGAACGCCGGGCCGCGATCGTGGGCGCGATCGGCACGCTGGATGCCGGCAACAAGGGTTTGTTCCTGAAAGACGGCCGCCCGAAATGCGAGATCCTGTCCGCACAGCTCGGCTGGGATCCGAGTGCCGCCGACCGCGACGACGCGGTCGAGGAGATGAAACAGAATACCTGAGCGAGAGAGGCTGCCGGCCGAGGGGCGCGCACCCCAGGGCCGGCAGCCGGGCCCGCGCATAGCGTAAGCGGGAATCCGGCAGGCCACCGCATGTGACAGGACCGGGAGTGCGCAGCTCCCGGTCCGCCGTGAAAGGATAACGACCAGATATGGCGCTGCTCGACCGCATCAAGGAACGCATCGAAACCGATCTGTCGGATACCGAGCTGCAGTCGATGATCGACGCGGTCACGGCCGAGATCGATTCCCGTTACGGCGCGGACGGGGCAACGGTCGAGACGATCGACGGCGACCGCCTGTACATCCTGGCAGGCAGGATCATCAATACAGCGGCGTCGGTAACGATCGTCGAGATCGAGCCGGCGCATACGGGCGCGGCCGCGAACCGCACAGCCCTGTCTTCGGACGATTACCGTGTGCGCGCCGGCGGCCGCATGGTTGAGCGGCTCAACGACGGGACCAACGGCCGCGGCCAGTGGGCGCCGACCGTCGAGATAATCTATACGCCGGTTTCCGATGCGCCTCAGCGCGAAGAGGTGACGATCAAGATCGTCAACCTGGACATCACGTATCGCGGTCTGGACAAGCAGGAAAGCGCCGGCGATTTTTCGCGATCCGGATCCGTTACTCACGACGCCTATACGAACGAACGCAACGTCCTGCTCGACAGTCTCGCGCCCCGGCGCGGGCTGATGATGGCGTGATGCTATGAGCCGGGCCCGAATGACCATGCGCGCCGACATCGAGCGCAACACCGCGAGCGGCACCGACGCCTACGGCCACGCGGCCGCGCCGGTCTATACCAGCCTGGCGACCGTCCCGTGTTTCGTCTGGTCGAAAGTGCGCCGGCCGGTGACGGACGGCGACAAGGAAGCACAGGTCGAGGATCTGCGGGCGATGTTCCCGCTGACGGCCGACGTGGCCGAAACAGATGAGATCGCCGCCATCAAAGACCGCAAGGGCACGGTCATACTCACCGGCCGCTTCCGCATCGAATCCCTGCAGCGCGAGCACCGGCATCTGGGCGCCGGGCTGCTGAGGATCCAGTGATGGTGCTGGAATGGGACGGGGACCAGGTCAAGGCGAAGATGCGGCGCGCCCAGGCGGAAGGCATTAATTCCACGATGGCAGGGTCGGCTGTCCACGCGAAGCGGAACCATGCCTGGAGAAACCAGACCGGTACGCTTGAAGGCTCCCTCGATGTCGTCGAATTCGCGACGCCGGATGGCAAGGGGCAGATTTCCGGCGTCTGGGGGTCGCGCGACGTGCGTTATGCCCGGATTCAGGAACTCGGCGGCACGATCCGCCCGGTCAATGCGAAAGCGCTTTTCATCCCGGATGCCGCAGGCGGTATCGCGGCCGTGGTCCAGGAAGTGACCATCCCGGCGCGGCCCTATCTGCGCCCCGCCGCGGATGCGGTTTACCCGACCCTCGCGAAACGCATTCGCCAGGCATTCGAAAGAGCGGGCACATGAGCACCGATCCCGTCGAAGCCCTGGTCGCCTTTCTGAAAGCCGATTCCGGTGTAGCCGCCCTCGTATCGACCCGCGTGTTCGGCGAGGAGTTGCCCAGGACGGAGGCGAAGTCGATGCCGCGGAACGCGATCGTCATCCAGGCGTCAGGCGGTGTCAGTCTCGCGGCAGGCAGTTATCTCGAACACGACACGCTGCGCGTCGACGTCATGTCCTACGCCGCAACGATTATCGCCGCGCAGGGCGTGCGGCGCGCGGCGCGGGACGCCTTGAAACCGCTGCGCCGGGAGGTCGTCGGCACGACGTTGATCCACTGGTGCGAGCCCGCGGGCGGATATACGTCCGGGCGCGATCGCGACGGCGACTGGCCGGTGGCCGGCGAGTCCTACCAGGTGTTTTTTGCAGAGCAAGCGACCTCTTAAACGGGGTCTGAGAGACCGTTTAGACCAGAGAGAAAGGCTATCAAATGACTCCCTTCGAAATCATCGCCGCCCCGTTCATCGTCTACAAGGCGCCGGCCGGCGAAGCTTTCCCGCTGATCGACGCCGACCCTGCGGGCAACTGGGTCAAGATCGGCACGTCCGGCGACCGCAACTACTCCGAAGACGGGGTGACGGTCGCGCATCAACAGTCGATCGAGCAGTTTAGGATGCTGGGCAGTACCGGGCCGGTGAAAGCCAGCCGCACCGAAGAAGGCCTGATGGTGCGGTTCACCCTGCACGATCTGTTGCTGGAAGAATATGCCAAATCCCTGAACGACAACACGGTGGCGACAACGGCCGCCGGGTCCGGGACCGCCGGTTTCAAGACGCTGAAAACATACCAGGGGCTGGACATCGCCACGACAGCTTTGCTGGTCCGGGGCGATGTATCGCCGGAAGGCGCAACCTGGAAAACCCAGTATCAGATCCCCAACGGCTTCCAGTCCGGGAGCCCGGAGGTCGTGTTTTCAAAGGGCGCGCCGGCGGGCCTGGCACTGGAATTCACGGCGCTGGAAGATCCGGGTGCCGCCAGCGCGGCCGACCGGTTCGGTTCCCTGATCGTCCAGCATCAGACGCCGCTCGTGTAATGCCAGACCGGGCGGCAGAGGTACGCGATCTGGATGCGCGGGCCCGGCACCACAAACAGCAGGCGTCGCACCACCGCAGGGTGGCGCGGAGCCTGCGCAAACGACAGGCCGGGCTGGAAAAGGAATGCCGCCGGCTCGGCATCGATGTGACCCACACCAAAGCTAACGGCGAAGGAGATATTCATGGCCGGCGAAACACCGATACTCGATCTTGAGACCGTCATCGAGCGACCAACGATTGTCATCGACGGCGAGCTTTACGGAATCCTGTCGCCCGAAGAACTGAGCGTCATCGATCACCAGCGCTTTGCCACACAGGGCCGGCGCATGGACAAGCTCTATGAAATGGAGTCGCTGTCCGACCGGGAAGGACACGAATTGTCCAAGATCGTCCGGGATGTTTCAGACCGCATTCTGGTCGAGGTGCCCGACGATATCCGCGACAAGTTGTCGGATGCGCACCGCGTCAGCATTTGCGAGGTTTTTACGAGGCTTCCGCTGCAGGCGAAGATCAAGGCGCTGGCGGCGGAAGCATTGACGATCGCGGCGGCAGCAGAGGAGGCGAAGACGGAACAATCGACTGGGGGGATGCCGTCGCCCGCCTCCAGCGATTCTACGGCGGCCAACCCGCCGGATGGCTCAACGACACCCCCATCTACCTTGTCCGGGCATTCCTCAGAATGATGCCCCGGATCGATGCACGGGAGCGGATGAACGCCGCGCAGGCGGTGGCTCTTGGTTCGGGCACCATGAAACGCCCTGACGCCGCCCAGGCATGGCGCGGTCTGGAGCGGGCTGCCGGCGCCCACGTCGGGCGGCTGGCAACCCGCGAGGATCTGTCCGTGCTGTCCGCGATCGGCATTTCAGTGACGGAGGTCCAGCAGGGTGGCTGAACGTCTTGGCGTCGCCGTCATGGAGCTTCGAACCGACGATGCGGGATACCTGACCGGGGTCGACAAGGCGGAAGGCCGCGCGAAACGGCTGGACCGTTCCCTGGTGAAAACCGAGCGGACGTCGAAATCTCTCGGTGCCCGGCTGTCGAAGCTGGGCGGTCGGCTTGGCAATGTCGGGAAGCGCCTGTTCAGTCTGCGAACCGCCGCCGTTACCGCGGCCGGAATCACTGGCTTTTTGCTTCTGGTGAAGCGGTCGATCAAGGTCGCCGATCAGATCGGCAAGACGGCGGACAAGATCGGCCTCGGGGTCGCCGCACTTCAGGAGCTGCGGTTCGCCGCCAGCGAAGCCGGGGTCGAAAACAATGTGTTCGATCTTTCGATGCAGCGGTTTTCGCGCCGGTTCGGCGAAGCCGTCGCCGGCGGCGGTGAGCTGCTGCCGGTGCTGAAGCAATACAATATAGCGACCCGCGACGCGGATGGCAGAACCCGATCGCTGGAGGATGCGCTGGCCGATTACGCCGATGTCGTCGCAAATGCCGAAAGCGAACAGGAACAATTGCGGCTGTCGTTCAAGGCATTCGATTCCGAAGGCGCGGCCCTGGTCATTCTGATGCGACGCGGATCCGAAGGCATTCGCAAATTGCGGGCGGAAGCGCGATCGCTGGGTATCGTCATCGACACCGCGATGGTGCGACAGGCGGAAGAAGCCCAGGACCAGCTCGGCCGGCTTGGCCAGGTCCTCGGCGTGAACCTGATCCGTGCGGTTCTCGCCGTGTCGCCGACCGTGGTGCAGCTCGGCAAGGCGTTCGCGCAAGCCGCGCCACATATCGCGAACTTCGTCAATCGGCTGTTGCCGGATTCGGCCGCCGCATCGGATGAGCTGCGCAGCAGGATGATCGGCATCGAAGAAGTCATATTCCGCATAAGCGGCATGAACATGTCGCAGTTGTTGCAACAGGATTCGCTGGCCCAGTTCGGGGACGATGCGGACAAGATCAGAAATCTGCTGGGTCAACTGCGCGAACTAGACATCGTGCTCAAACAGCGTGTGCAGCAGGAAAGTATCGTCAAGGACGCGATCGAAGGCGGCAGCCGGGCGAACGCCGAGCAGACGGCCAAGGTCGCCGAGCTGAAGCAGGCGCTGCAGTTCGAACGCGAACAGCTCGACCGCACGGAG